GTGGAAACCTCGCAGTACTCCTCAGAACATCAGCGCTGGCGATTTACGAGCAACAGCCAGGAAGGCAGCCTTAGGTTTGACTGTGGATTTTAACACAGCTTACCAATTGATGCCGTGGTCATGGCTCGTAGACTGGTGCTCCAACTTTGGGGACATTCTCAGCTTAAGCCGAGGTGCTCTCTCAGTTGACTATGAGGATTTAACACTCATAGAAGAGGTGGAGTCCACTGCAACGTTTACTGTTACCAATCCCCACGCAAGTGGGGGTACTTGGTACCATAAAACGTATACGCGGGCTCCCCAGTCGGGGTTCAGCTTCGACTTCCAATTGCCTCATTTAAGTTTGAGGCAAGTGTCGATACTTGGTAGCATCGGGGTGACTCGGCGTGTGCCGAGATCATTCTAGCTACTAAGGAGTAATACCATGTTCTCTGATACACTTACGATCACTATCGATTCGGATCCCAAAGTACTCAATCGCGTTAACCAGGATGGTTACGCTAGTGAGTATTTTCTCCGGGAAACGGATGGACAGTTTCGACTGAAGCTCCGCAATACTTCGTATAAGGACAAGTCTCGCAATGGTATTGGCGTTGATCGCCATAACATCGAGCTCGTTCATACGATCTTTGCGGTAGCTCCGGTTACCCAACCAACCATTCGCAAGTACTATGCAGTACTTGAAAATGACCAGACTGACGATATTATCGCGTCTGCAAGCTTTGCAGTTGGCGTCGTTGACTTCCAGACGGATGTCAACCTTACCAAGATGCTTAACTGGGAGTCGTAAGACTTCCAGACCTATAATCACCATGACTATAGGGCTTGAGGGTTAAACCCCCGATTGGTTGAGTTTTTGCGTAGCAGAGGCTTGGATTAACATCGTTCCCTTAGAAAGGAATCTGTTATGAAAAGCCAAGCAAATGGTCTACTCAAGGTTGTCCAAGGGATGTTGAAAGACTATCTCTTGGTGTACCCTCACGACGTGAAGGAAGTGAGAAGGGATTTATCTCGACTCACCCTTTTACTCGAAGAGAGAGATCTAACAGTTTTTACGTTAGATCTCCCGGCCCTCGATGCTCGTCTTATTGACGGGCTAGAGAACGGCCGTCTAATCTTGGAAGGTGCTCTAAGCAAAAGAGCTTCATCCAGGATCCAAGTGCCCAGAATATTCCGGGGACTATGGTTACGGATCTTCGATAGTGATGGCAACCTGAAGGAAGACGTTGACATCAATGTACTCTTCTTCTTGAGAAATATTCTCAAGGTTGGGAGTAAATTGAAAGTCGAATGCTCCTCTGCACGGAAACAAACCGCGTTAAAGGAGTATTACGATGTCGAACGGGAACTCAGAACCCCAACGTTCAGTTGGAGTAATGACAACCTGGGCTCTGACAACTCTTGTAGTTTTGATGATGTTTTCAATCATCGCACTACTAGCAGTTGGAGTGATCAGTATTCGTTATGGGATGACTCCCACGACTGTATTGATCCCTCAATCAGAGCCGTCCTCAGGAGGCTCCAGCAAAACTGCGATGCCTTCTCCAAAGCCATTGGCCAATTCGATCCCGAGGAATTCCTCCTCGGATTATCTGATTGGTCCAACGGAATAGGATTCAGGCAAGGACCTGGAGCTGTTTCGGATCAATCTAGCAAGGAGTATAAATATGACTTCCCTACTTGGTCCGATAAGCTCGGCCGACTCTTCCC